GATTGATTAAAAGACATGGGCAAGATAATTGCTGTGCGGTACTTTCATCAACGAACAGTGACATCTATCAGAGCCAGCAAGGACTGCGGTTTCTGAATTCAAAGGAAGGTGCTACGTACTCATATCAGGTGGTGTTCCCTAACAAGTAACCTCAATGCGGCTTTAACCGCTACAATAGATCAGGATTACGCGTCTCTGGTTGTGATGTTTGTAGGCGACATACTTTCGACAACAGACAACCCCCAACAAGACAATACTAATCTCCATGCAACTCGGACATTGAGCAGCACTTCAACGATTTTCTTAAAACTTGGTTAAATGGGGTTCTTCAAATGTGCAACATTTATCACGTTGTTGCACTAACGGAACTAATTTTAACGGGCTAGTTTACCTTAGTGTGCACTCTGCATTTACACGGACTTGTGACCGTTAAACACGATGTGGTCTCATACCGACTAGCTAAGCGCTAGCAACTCTTTAAACGGTACCACCCATCGCATGCATTTAGTTGCATTACACACCAATTACTGGTGGTCAGTGCACACTATATATTATTTTTATATTCCGGAATCGCACCGGTCACTTGTAAAGTTTATTAGGCCGCGCTAGCGAAGATCTGCTGAGGACCAGAAGTATCTCTGTCAAACAGCAATTGAGTAAGAGGCTGCTGCCATTCATCACCCAACTGCATTTTAGAGACAGAGTCTTCAAACATCTTCTGCTTATAGACACTCCAATCATATTGTTCGTCTAAACTTAGCAGTATGTCAATGGTACACTCATGTGTTCCAGTATTCTTCATGGTGTGCTCCAGGAACTTGCGCTCATAATACGCTTCATGACCTTCGGTCAGCTCCAACACACGTTCTATCACGCTCCTAATAGGTGGAATGAAATTGCAACTTTTGCGCAATCCCAGGGCAACTCCTCGCATCATACTTTCCCTAGTTACATGCTTAGGCGGGTTCACAATATATCCAAATTTGGCCAAAACCTTGCCAGGCTTAGGCCCGAATACCCAACCACCAGTTGATAAATAAAGACGATTCGAACAGAACTCAGCCTCTTCTAAATGCTTACGATAAATGGCTTCACTATCAAAGCCCAGAGACGCCATACCCTTTGGCCAATTGAAACGCTTTCTTTCAACATGTCTCATTAAATTATCGTCCCCTTGCACCAGCAT